ATGAGCAATATGGAATGAAAATTAAAGATGGTAAAAAAGTACCTAATTGTGTACCTATAAAATAAACAATATGAGAAGTAAAAAATTTAAAACACCAAGTAATACATCACCTAAAAATACTAAGCGTGGTTGCTTATGTCCTGATGGTAAAAGATACAGTAATAAATGCTGTGATGGTAGCTTACAAGCTCAAGGAATAGGCAAAGTATAAAATAAAGTTGTAAAAAAATATAACAGTAAAGGTTTTCAAACGTTTATAGATATATACTCAAATTATGAAAGCAAACGAAATACTAAACAAAATAAAAAATATTGTTGGTGAAAAAGTTGAACTTTCTGAAGAAAAAATAGAAATGGCTGAAATTACATTAGAAAATGGTACTGTATTAGTTGCAGAATCTTTTGAAGCTGGTAAATCTGTATTTATTAAAACTGAAGATGAAGAAATTGCTCTTCCTGTTGGTGAATATAAATTAGAAGAAGGTAAAGTTTTAGTTGTATCTGAAGAAGGTTTAATTGACAGTATTAAAGAAGCTGCTGAAGAAGAGGTAGCTGAAGAAGAATTATCTGAAGAATCTGAAGAAGTTAAAGAAACTGAATTAGAGGAAGAAGAAAAAGAAGAAATGAACTATGTAACCAAAGAAGAGTTTACATCTGCTGTTGAAGAAATCAAAGCAATGATTGACGAAAAACTTGGTAACAAAGAAGAAATGAAGGAAGAAGTAATAGAAGAGAAAGAAGAACTTTCTGCTGTTGCTCCTGAACCTGTAAAACATAATCCTGAAGCTGAAGTTGATAATAAAGTAAATTTTCATATTGCAAGCAATAGAATAGCTACAACTAAAGACAGGGTTTTTGATAAAATTTTTAACAATAATTAATATAAAATAAAATGGCGACAACAACAAGTATAACAAGTACTTACGCTGGAGAATTTGCAGGTAAATATATTTCTGCTGCTCTTTTAAGTGCTAACACAATTGATAAAGGCGGTATAGAAGTAATGCCTAATATCAAATATAAGTCTACTATGAAAAAAGTAGCTACTGATGCAAACGTAATTAAAAACGCTTCTTGCGATTTTGATGCAACTGCTACAGTAACATTAACCGAAAGATTATTACAACCAGAGGAGTTTCAAGTAAACTTACAGTTTTGCAAGCAAGATTTCCAATCTGATTGGGAAGCTGCTCAAATGGGATATTCTGCATTTGATAAAATGCCACCTAAATTTTCTGATTTCATTATTGGCCACGTAGCTGGTTTAGTAGCTGAAAAAACTGAATCTAATATATGGATGGGAGCTAACGCATCTGTTGGAGAATTCGACGGCTTGGTAACTTTAGCTTTAGCTGATGCTGATGTAGTAGATGTTGCATCTCACGCTGCTGTAACTGCTGCTAACGTAATTGATAAATTAGGTTCTATTGTTGATGCAGTACCTTCTGCACTTTACAACAAAGAAGATTTACATATTTACGTATCACAAAACATTGCAAGAGCTTATGTAAGAGCTTTAGGTGGATTTGCTACTTCTATTGGTTCAAATGGTGTTAACGCACAAGGAACACAATGGTATAACGCTGGTGGACAGCTATCTTTTGATGGTGTAAAAATCTTCGTTGCTAATGGTTTAGCTGATGATACTGCAATGGCTGCTCAAAAATCTAACTTATACTTTGGTACTGGTTTATTAAACGATATGAACGAAGTTAAAGTATTAGATATGGCTGACCTTGATGGTTCGCAAAATGTTAGAGTAATAATGCGATACACAAGCGCAGTTAACTACGGAATAGGTTCTGATATAGTTTTATACCACGCCTAAGAATTAATTAATAACAGGGGAGCTGAAATGCTCCCTTAATTTAAATTTTAATAATATGGCTTGCGATTTAACAGCTGGTAGAAAAGTACCTTGTAAAGATGTAATTGGTGGTATTGTTAGAGCTTGGTTTGTTGACTTTGGAGACTTAGGAACTGTAACCAAAACTGCTGACGAAATTACTGATTTATCTGGTACATTTACTTGCTACCAATATGATTTAAAAGGAACAAATAGCTTGGAAACTGCTATTACATCCTCAAGAGAGAATGGTACAACATTCTTTGAAGAAACATTAACTTTAACACTACCTAAACTATCTAAAGAAGACAATAAGGAACTTAAGCTTATGGCTTACGGAAGACCTCACATTGCTGTTGAAGATAGAAACGGTAATTTCTTTTTATGTGGCTTAGAACACGGAATGGAAGTAACTGGTGGAAGTATAGCTACGGGAACAGCTTTCGGGGACTTAAGCGGTTATTCACTAACTTTAACTGGTCAAGAATTAGAACCAGCTAATTTTATTGCTGGTGGTACTGCTGCTGACCCGTTCGCGGGAATGACCTCAGCGACAGTGACCGTTACGGTGGGAGTAAATAGTTAAAAAAGACGCGATTAATATAATTGTGTGATTCATAATATATAGTTTGATTGGAGGGGAGGAAGTGATTAGCCTCCCCTTTTTTATTAAAAAAATATGCAAATATTAACTACAAGTGGCACACGAATTATTAACTTTATACCAAGAGAAACAATAACTGGTAGTAAAACTTATAAATTAGTGATAAAGTCAGAAGCTCAAAATAAAGTTATAGCAACAGATAATGATGCAACATTTTCTGAATTAGATTACTATTATCAATATTCAACTACTCAAGCATTAGTTGAAAATCAATACTATACTATTACAATTACTAACACAACAGATAACGCAATAATTTTTAAAGATAAAATGTATTGTTCGGACCAAACACTTTCAGACTATGAAATTTCAAACGGTGTTTATATAGAACAAAGCACAGGAGACAATCAATTTATATATTATGGATAATTTACATTTAATACAATTAGGCCAATACGAAAGGCCAACAATCACAGAAGAACGTAATAAAGATTGGGTATCAATAGGCGATAACAATGATTATTACCAAAGTTTGATTGATGCTTATATGGATAGCACAACAAACAATGCTGTAATTAATGGTGTTGTTAATCAAATATACGGTAAAGGATTAGATGCTACTGATTCTGCACAAAAGCCAGACCAGTATGCACAAATGAAGAGTTTGGTAAAACCTCACGATTTAAGAAATGTTTGCCAAGATTTAAAACTATTAGGAGAAGCTGCTTTTCAAATAACTTACAATGGTAATAAAATATCAGCAATAACACACTTCCCAAGAGAAACGTTAAGAGCTGAAAAGATGAATGATAAAGGCGAAATAAAAAACTATTTTTATTCTGCTGATTGGAGTAAAGTTAAACACAATACTAAACTAAAAAAGTTTCCTGTTTTTGGTAGTGGCGCACAAAATGAAATATTTATTATTAAAAGATATGTAACTGGTTTTTACTATTATAGTCCAGCAGATTATAATACTGCTTATGCAACACTTGAAGATGAAATAGCGTGTTACTTAATTAATGATACTCAGAATGGCTTTAGTGGTACAAAGGTGGTAAACTTTAACAACGGTGTACCTGACAGAGAAAAACAATTAGCTATTAAGAATGATGTAATGAATAAGCTAACTGGTAGCTATGGAGAAAAGGTAATTGTAGCTTTTAACAATAATGCAGAAAGCAAAACAACTGTTGAAGATATACCATTAGTAGATGCTCCACAGCACTATTCATATTTAAGTGAAGAATGTTCTAAGAAAATTATGCTAACACACAGAGTTACTTCACCATTATTATTAGGTTTATCTTCTGCTAATGGTTTTTCTTCTAATGCTGATGAAATAGAGAACGCCTCAAGGCTTTTTAATAATGTAGTTATACAACCATACCAAAACCTTTTAATTGATAGCTTAAACACAATATTAGCAGTAAATGATATTAGTTTAAATCTTTACTTTAAAACTATTGAACCACTTGAGTTTATGGATTTAGAAAATGTTGAAGGTGAAGAAAACATTGAAGAGCAAACTGGTATTAAAGAAGATGATGATTTTAGCACAGAGCTTGAAATAATGGCTTCTAAGAGTATTTCAGATGCAGATAGTGATTTACTACTAAATGAAGCATTAGATACCTTAGGTGGCGAAATAATGAATAGTGAAGAATTTGAAATTGTTGATATTAGAGATGTAAGTGAAGATAATATTAGTGTTGAAGATTGGGCTGATAATATGATAGAATTAGCATCAGCAGTTAAAAGTGATACACCAATTAAAAATGCACCTAACAAAGAATCTAATTTAGATAAAAGTTATTATAAAGTTAGATACAAATACAATACAGCAAGTGCAAAAGGCAAAGGCGGTAAGAGCAGAAAGTTTTGCAAAGAAATGATGTCAAGAAGTAAAAGAGGTGTTGTATATAGATTAGAAGATATTGATAAAGCATCAAGGCAAATGAATTTTAAAGCTGCTGAATTACCAATGCATAAAGGCCAAAAGTATGATTTATTTAAGTTTAAAGGCGGTGTATATTGCAGGCACAAATTTCAGCAGGTATTGTATAGAATGAAAATAGATGCTGCTTTAGATGGTAAAAAAGGTAGTAAAAATTTAAAAGATTATGATGTGGTTAAAGAAATACCAAAGAGTTATGAGGCAAAACCAAGAGGACACAAACAAGCAAAGAAAGCTCCAGTAAATATGCCGAATAAAGGACATCATCCAAATTATAAAAAATAAGTAATGAAAACAACAATAGAAAGAATATTTGAAACATTAAGTAAAGAAAAGGTAGAATTAGCAACTCATAAAGTTAATTTAGGTAGTGTAAATGAAATAAAACAAGAAATAAACAAAGTTAATAAAGCTATTTCTAAAGTTTCTAATTCTTTAGAGGAATTAAAAAAAATTACAAAATTAATAGACCAAAAAGCAAATGAACAAAGAAATGAAAATGCAAATGGTGAAAATGTTGTAGATAAAGCTAAAGAAGTAAGTTTTGAGTTTGCAAGAAAAGCTAAAGAATTAGGTGTAGATGTTAAAAGCATAAAAGAATATAATGATTTAGGTGAAAAAATAGGTTTGCTCATTAATGAAATAGAAAGTGGATACAAATTTTTAAAAAGTAATTA